CCCCCAGAGCTGCCCCCAGAGCTGCCCCCTGAGCTGCTCCCCGAGCTGCTCCCCGAGCTGCTCCCCGAGCTGCCCCCTGAGCTGCCCCCTGAGCTGCCCCCCCGGCGGTACCGCCGGGGGGGCCATCTCCAACAGCACCGCAGCGGCGTAGCAACCGCCGAGCGGCGAGTCCATCCAGATCCGCAGCCGGGGCGGCTCCCTGCCAATCGAGCGGTAGACGAGCTCCATGCCGCGCTCGACCTCGGCCCGGTCCGCCGGCTCCGTGCAGAGGCCACGCTGCAGCCACTCCTCCCGGAACCGGGGAAGATCGGCCTCCTCCTCCGCCGTCAACGCCTCGAGCTTGCCGCCCCGGCCCACGATGGCCATCGTCAGTCGGCGACCCGGCGCAGCTCGCCCGGCAGGTACTCGACCTGGATGAGGACCTCGTAGCGCCCGGGCGCTACGGCGATCCCGGCGTGCTCCTCGTGGCTGATGGTGGCCCCATCCGGGCCCACCTTGAGGAACCGCCGTTCCATCTCGCCGATCACGAGCGCCACGTCGGCATCGCTGATCGCGTGGTGGTGCCCCGTGACCTCGCCTTCGGCCAGGATGACCCGGCCCCCGACCCGTCGGACCGGCTTGCAGCCCTCCGGCACTTCCTCGATCGGCACCAGGAGAACGTCTCCCTGGCGCACCGGCAACCTCTTCATGCATGACTCCCATCTCCGGGTTCTCCCGGCTTGGTTACTGCTCCCTTTGGCGTCCAGATAGCCCAGTAGCCGCAGGTGGGGCACTGGCCCTGGCGGTGCGTTTTCAGCATCCGGTCGGCCCAGTCCGAGTGCTGGAGGTAGCCCTTCGGGTGCGGGGTGTGCGAGGCGACGTCGGGACACTGGTCGGCCGACGGGTAGGCAGGTCGGGTGCCGACGAATTTGGGGATTGTCACTCGGCCCGCTCCGGGTCGGCCCACGGCCGGACCCGCTCGAGGCGGGCGAACAGCTCATTCATCTGGGCGACGTTGAAGCTCCTCGGCCAGCTGTTCCCGGAGCCGCTTCCCTCCCAGGCCCCCGGCTTGATCTCCTCGACGTTGTTGCGGAACCACGGCCGCCACTCGGCGGGCAGCTTGGCCGAGAGGGTCCGGAACTCGTCGACGCCCTTCTTCCGCAGCTCTGCCAGCTCCTGGGGGTCGTCAGGCTCAGATACTGCGGCGGGGGGGTGAGCGGGGCTACTCGTACCGCTCTGCTCGCCGACGGCCACCTGAGCGGCGTCGGAAGGTGGCTGGCGATCCCCCCCCACCACATCTGCGTCTACGTCCGGCGTCATCTCGGGGAGGTCCTCGTCGCCGAAGACGTCGTCCGGTAGGACCTCGCCAAGCTCCTCAGCCAGCGTCTCGTAGACCTCGGAGGCCTCCGCCACCGAGAGGTCCGTGAAACTGTCCACAGCCCGGCCCACGATCTCGGAGACCTCTGCAAGCCGCTCCGGACGCTTCTCCGGCCCTCCCATCCCCTTCATGGCCGCCAGGGTGTGCAGCGCCTTGAGCTGGCCCTTCGAGAGCCCCCTGTCGGCCTCCTTAGGGAACGCTCGCCGCAGCGCGATCCGCAGCGTCTGCTTGCCGAGTTGCTCCTCAGGGTTGCTCTCCCATTGCGGCGTCAACCGGCGCTGGCCATTCTTCGTGTAGTAGCGGGCCCACCGCTTGAACTTCAGGACCACCGTCGTCGGCTCGTGGTCCCGGCGCAGCACCGTCACCATGCAGAACGGCGGCGGGTCGTCGGGCAGCCAGGCCCTCGACCACTGCTTGCCGTCGGCGCTGTACCACGGCCCCCGGTGTCCCAGGTACTCCCCGGTCTCCTCGGCGATCTTGACGAGGCCCGACCAGTGCGGGAAGCACTCCCAGGCCCCCGCAGGCCCGTCGTCGAAACGGATGAAATAGCACTGCCTCGCAAAGACGTCGAGCCCCATGTGCAACGCCTCGCCGACCACCAGGGCGAGTTCCTCCCGGGTGGGCGGCTGCTGGCCCTGCCGCACTTTCACCAGCCGGTTGATGAGTACCTGCTCGGCTGTAGTGAGCGTTCCGCCGGCGACCCGGGCAACCATGTCCGATGGATCGATCGTGGCAATGTCGGTGCTGCCCATCAGGAACCTCTCTTTCGTTCGGATACAGGCGGGAGCGGGACCGCGCTGCGAAGCGCGATGACCTCCCGGATTGGCCGGCAGTAGCGGCCCCCGACCCGGAGCTTGTTGTGCTCGGCGGGGCACGAGCAGACCCATTGCCCGTCGAACAGGCAGGCCACGAGGTAGGGCCTCGCCCCGTGCTGGCTTGGAACCGCGTAGGTGTCGGCGAGGCCGAGGGCTGCGCAGGCAGGAAGGTTCTCAGCGGTCATCGCTGGCATCCCCCCAACAGACGTCCATGCGCCTGAGCCGTGGAATCGGGTGCCACGTCCAGTCCCAGTACCTGCTGCCTATCCACGCCTTGTGAGACCCGGCGTGCCCGAGGCGACGATGGCACCGCACCCGCTTGCGCCACCAGACGAGGAACGTCGGGAGTCCGACGGTGGTTTCGGGGCACCTCAGCGCTCACCCCCGCCGAGGACGATTGCGCCCAGGTCTTCACCCAGGATGGCGGATGCCGTCACGCTGGCGATAGCCATCCAGAGCGTCGGCACCGGGACCTCGTAGCCGTTGGCGTCTGCGAATACCTGCAGCGCCTTCACCATCCGAACGAAGAGGTCCCCGTCGTCGGTCTCAGGGTCCTGCTCCGGCCAGGCCAGGCCCCCGGTGGGCGGAAGGCTGTGGACGCGCCCGAGTGCCAGCCAGGGGGCCTCAGCAGCTGCGGCATCGACGTGAGCCAGGCGCCGCTTGAAGTTCCAGTGGGCTCGAACGGCATACCCAAAGGCCAGCAGCACGACAAGGAAGCAGCAGACGGCGAGAATCACCGCTTGCCTCCCCCATTCGCCATGCCGAGCGAGAGCGGCCCCCCGCCTACGCCGACAAACGGATCGTCAACGACCGGGTCTGGCAGGGCGGCGATGCGCTGCTGCAGGTCGTAGGCCCTCGCTGCCCGCTCCCGGAATGCCCTGCGCTCGTCCTCCGTCCAGACGTGGGAGACGATGGGCTCGGACAGCGGTGGCAGCTCGTGGCTCTCCCGGCATGGCCCGCAGAAGCCGCTGCCGTCCTCGAGCGGAGCGCCGCAGGCGCAGAGCATCCGGCTCATAGCGCCCCCGCGGCGACCCTGGTATCGACCTCGTGGTGACATGCGGCAAGGCCCTCGGCGAACCGCTCCCGGCTGACGCCGAGGAAGTCGGCCATGAAGCGGAGCTCGAACGTCTTCTCCGCAGCGTGCCGCTCGGCGAGCATGGGGGCCAGGTCCCCGTCGGCCCTCGGGCCGAAGTAAGCGACCTGGAGGCCCGAGGGGTCGAACACGAGCCAAGCTCCGCCCTCGTCGGGACGCGCGGTGTATTCGGGAATGCGTGCCATTTCAGGCACTCCTTTCTTGACGTAGGCAACAGGGATCGCCGTTGGCGTGGTGCGGGCAGCGGACCGGCTCCCGCTTCTGCGCCGCGGGCCTGGCCTTGACGGCGACCCGCAGCAGCGGCCTGCCGCACCCCTTCCGCTCGCAGAGCGTGGCGTTGAGTCGCCGGGCGGCGTCCTCGGTGAGGCCCTCGATCCGGTGGCCCCCGGTGCAGCCCATCGTGACGGCGAACTCGAGGCCCTTGGTCACTCCGCCCACCCTTCGAGCAGCTTCGCCTCGAGCCCATCAGCCGCCTCGTTCAGGGCCAGAGCCAGCGCCCGGCAGACGAACAGCGTCGAGGCGGCGCATTCGGTGCCGGCGAGCCGTAGGGGCACCATGGGCACGCCCTCAGGGGCAGCCTTGTGGCAGTAGGCGCAGGCCAGCCCGTCGAGCTGCGCTGCCGACAGGCCCCCCAGGAACGTATCCACGAGGCCAGCCTTGATCCGCTCGGCCCTCGACAGCGCCTTGGCCGCCCGCTCCCCCAGCTCGATGACGTCGAACTCAGAGGGGGGCTCGATGATGAAGTCCGTGGGCCGGCAGTTGGCGAGCCCGGCCGCCCACTCCAACGCCTCCCGGGCGGCGACGAGGCTGGCTGTGACACCTTCCCGCTGCGGCTCCCGGATCTGCGCCGTCAGCGACGCGACCTCTGCCTGAATCTCGGCGGGCGTCCTCATGCGACACCGTCCGACCGGCCAAGCCGGGCGATAACCGCTGCGACCACGGCGGGGTCGAAGCGACGGTGCCCCCCGATGGTCCGGACGAAGGGCAGCTTCTTCTCGTTCGCCCACCGGCTGATCGTTTTCGGCGAGACGTGCAGCAGCTCTGCGACCTCGCCCGCTGCGAGGAACCTCGGTGGTGCTTCGAACTTAGCCATTCCAGATCTCCCTGCTTGGTAAGCTGTCCGAAGCCATTCCGGCCTCGGTGCCCCGTCGTTCTCAGCGGCGGGGTGCCACTGTTTTTAGGCGCTCTTCTTGAGCCGGTATCTCTGCTGGGCATGAGTGCGACAGATGCGGCACCCCCGCCAGCCCTTGGAGGTGAAGTAGGTGTTGGCCGCGTCGTACGGATGGCCGCTCGGGCAGTGGGTCTTACGGGAGTTGATCCCCGTCGGCCCCACACCCCGTCGGTAGTTCTCGGCCGGTGTCACCGCTTCCAGGTGGGCAGGGTTCACGCATGCCCGGTTGCGGCAGAGGTGATCGATCTGGAGCCCTTCGAGGATTGGGCCGTAGGCGAGTTCGTAGGCAAACCGGTGCGCCGCCACCGCGGTATTGCGATCTAGCGAAAAGCTCCCATACCCCCAGCTGTTGATAGTCCCTAGCCAGCTCCAACAGCCGTCGTCTTTGACGAACTTCGTGGCGAACCGCTCCGCTGGCATGGCCATCAGGCGCTCTTCGCTTCGGCCTGCGCTTGCTCCGCCCGATACTTCCGGAGCTGGCGGTAGACGTAGGACTCGGTCAGCCCAAGTTCGGGAGCGATGTCCCTGGGCCTCCAACCGTCCCGAACCAGTTCACCGATCCGCTGCCGGTTGGCTGCCCCTGATGCGTAACTACGGGGCCTTGGCTGCTCTGTCTGAGTGGTCATGGCAATGGACAGTACACTGCTCGCACTCAACTGTCAACAGTCCAGAGGCGGACATCTGGCGTTGTGGGCAGTACAGAGTGTGGTGTACGCTACACATAGGACAGACACGGGCCGGGGGGCCAGAAAGGGAGGCGCTGAGTGCCTATCGGAGACATGCTGCGGCAGGCTCGTGGCAAGCGCTCGAAGCGAGCGGTAGCTCTGGAGCTCGGGGTACAGCCCAGCGCCTACCGGGCCTGGGAGGAAGGTTTCAGCGTGCCCGACGGAACCCGGGCGGAGATTCTCGCCAAGTTCCTCGGCATCAGCAAAGCCGAAGTCCTCCGCTTGCTGCGGATCCTCGGCCCGGAGGAAGAGATCACGCGGATTCAGATCGCAGCCGCTACGCTCTCCAGACCTTCGGGCGCATACCTCAGCGGCCCGATCTCTGTGCCATTTCTTGCCCTAGTTGCGTAAGTGTAGTTACGGGCGAGACGGCTGGCTGTAACCTCTCCCGCACTCTGGACATTCCGGGTTGGGCACGCTAACTTGTCCTGGAATGTCCTACTTACTTGTTCTATGCGAGGCGTGCCTACGTGGATGCCTTTGAGCTCTACCGGAGATGGTGGGCGGACGTCCCGAGCAGGCTCGGACCGGCGACGGTCAAGCGGTACCGGCGCGAGGTGTTCGCAGCCTGCGCCGACCTCGGCAAGCACCCCCTGGACGTCACCGTGCGGGATATCGATCACCACCTTGGCGAGCTGCGCCCCCAGCACGCCTCGCTACGCCGGGCGGCCCTCGCCGATTTCTTCGGCTTCCTGGAGCGCCGTGGGCACCGCCCCGACAACCCCCTGAAGGAGGCGAAAAAGGCGCGGGTCGGCCGCCAGAAGGTGAAGCGCGGGTGGACCGAGGAAGAGCTGTTCCGGGTATTCCAGGCCGCCATCTGGATCGGCCACTACGGCCGCCGGGGGACCGGCCACGACGTCGCCTGGGCGATCCTGGCGCAGTACGGGCTTTGCCTCAGGCCGGGCGAGATCTGCCGCTTAGCTAAGTCCCAGATCAACCTCAACGGCGCCAGCTCGTGCGTCTACATCACCGATACGAAGACTGGCAACGACCGCATCGTCCCCGTAGTGGGCCCGGCCCGCGTCGCCCTGGAGAACCTCCTCGAGCTGACGCCGGCGACCTCGGCCTATCTCATCACCGTGGGCACCACCCGCTACTGGGAGCTGGTCAGCGCCGCCACCAGATTGGCCGGCCTGCCCCCGGAGAAGTGCCGGCCCTACGCGCTGCGCCACACGGGAGCGACCCACCTGGCCGAGCGCGGCGTGCACCCCCGTCTTATCGCTGAGATCCTTGGCCACGTCGACCTGCGCCACGTCATGACCTACACCCAGCCCAACGACGCAGCGCTGCGGGAGGCGCTCATGAAGCTCGACGGGCCTGCCTCAGAATGACGGACCCAGGATTGTGGATTCGGAGGCGTATCCCCTTATCTACTTTGTGCCTAGCTTGTGGATTCGGAGGCATATCTACTAGTCCCCATTGTGCGTAAGTTGTTGGGAGCCTTACGAGACCCACTTATCCGAACAGGTGTTCTATCGACTAGTAAGGACAGGAGGCCCGAATGGCAAGCTCGAAGCGTGATGAGAAGTTCACTGTCTACTGCTCGAACGACGAGGCAATCGAGATCGACCAGGCGTTGCTGGAACTTCGCAAGCACGGGATCAAAACCGACCGCGGCGCCCTCGTCCGGGAAGCCCTCAGCCTGGCCGTACCCGAGCTCCTGTCCGACGGCAGCGGCTCCCGTCTCTACCGCAGTCTCGCCGCCAAGCGAGCCGACAGCGGCATCCCCGAGCCAGCTCTTCGCTAAGCACTGAGGTCGATCAGCAGCAGCCACGGCCCCCAGCGGGACGAAGATCCCTCCGAAGACGAGCTTGGGGAGCTGAGAATCATGATTCGTGACACATCCAACAAGGGCTCACGAGAGCATCTCCCGCACCTTGACCGTCCGTCCCTCCGGCTCGTCGTAGAAGACGGTGAGGTCGTCCACGTCGCCCGCCTCGCCCAGCGCGCTTACCACCGCTCGCTGGACCCACGTTGCAGCATCCCGGCTCGAGGCGAAGCGGATCGGCACCACGACCGTGATCGGGTAGCCCTCCGTCCACTCCATCAGCTCGACTTCAGGTACCCGCCGGCCACGGCGAGCAACGGCCCCGTCACGGTGAGGATGGCGGCCTTGAGCGTGAGGCCCCCCGTAGCCCACAGGGCCAGCAGGCTACCGACGATGAACACCCCGCCAGCCAGAGCTGCCGCCTTGATCTTCGGGACCGGCCCCAGCGACCGAACCGGCGGGGGAATGCTCACGGAGCGCCGGGAAGGCGGACGCCCGCCAGCGGATTGACCTTGGCGACATCCGCCTTGAGCTCCGCTTGCAACGTGGGAGCGGCAGTACCCGAACTCGGCAACGTCGTGCCCGGAGTGGGAGGTGGGACCACCAACACGGAAGTGGGCACGGCGGCCTGAGCGGCCAGCGCGACGACCGTGGCCGTGTGCCCCGTCAACTCGTGTACCCGTGCCAGCGTCGCCTTCCCATCGTTGACGTCCTTGCTCACGATCGCCATCGTCGCCTTCAAGTCCCCGATCAGTGCCGGCAGGAGCCTGAGAATCGCCAGCACCTCGTCAATCTTGGCGTGCAGCTTCTTGAACATGACGGCTCCTTTCAGCCGAGCGTGCCCCGGGCAACGACCTGCACGATGGCGGCCACCGTGTCAGCGGCCCCCCCGAGGAACGGGCCGATGACCGGGACGAAGTGGGTGAAGAACGAACCGATAACGGTGAAGATCCCAGCGACCATGGCTACCTCCTTTCAGGGACATATGAGACCGCCCACAGTGACGGCCGTAGAGGAAACGGTGAGCAGGCACGGACTGGGCGAGGGGGTCGGTCCAGCTGTGGCCGTGGGAGTGACCGGGCTGGGAGTAGGTTCGGGTGTCGGGCTGGGTGACGGCTCCGGTGGCGGGGTGATCGTCAACGTCGGCCCGGGAACCGGAAACGGAACGAAAACGGTATCCCCCTTGTCCCCCTTGGCACCTGTCGCGCCCGTCGCGCCGGTAGCTCCCGTGGCACCAGTTGACCCTCTCGGCCCTGGGACTGTACTTACCGGCCCCGTTTGTCCCGTAGCACCGGTCTCTCCTTTGACCGTCAGCCCAGGCACGCCGGCCCCCATCACCACGTGGTGAAGCTCCCCGAGGATCCGTGGCCGTTCTTCGGGTGGAGCGGCGGCGAGCTGACGCTCGAGCTGGCCGATCCTCACGAGGGCGTGGGCATAGCGGTAGACGCCAAAGGCGAGGACGACACTCAGCAGGAGCATGACTCCAAGGCAGGCGTAGATCGGTCGTGCGCTGGGGAGCTTCTCCGTGGGGACGTGGGCGAGCTTCGTTTCCAGCGCGGCGGACTCGTTCGTCAGCTCGGCTTGGTGCTTCTTCACCCCCGGCGACGCTGTACTCATGCCACAGCCCCTTCCAGGCCCCCGCGCAGCGCCCGCACCGAAACCTCCAGGGCGTCGATCAGGCCGTGGAGCCGGACGATCTCGGTAGCCTTCAGCGCGCCAGACTCCTCGGCGGATGCGAGCGCAGGGCGCAGGACGTCGATCACCGCCTGCATCCGGTCCATCTCGGCTCGTTGTCCGATCTGTAACTTATCGAACGCATTGAGCACGTCGGAAGCCGTAGCCGTCGCCACGTTGCCCTTCGTGGTCCGCCGGTTGACGAGCACCCCCGTGAAACCCACGATTCCAGCAGCGAGTACTGCTGCTGCGAAAGCCATGATGGCCGGTACATTCACCGCCTCAGCTCGAGAACCAATCCCACCCACGCCCCCGCCACGATGAGTACTGTCATGAGGGCCAGGAACCGCTCTCCCGTCCTCATCGGGTGACTCGCAGGGCGTAGGTGAGTCCCCACCCGAGCGCAACCGCATAGATCACGCCTTCGATGGTCAGCGCCCACCCCAGGCCCCGGCTCACCCGGACCTCACTAGATCGGCCCGGGCGCCGATCGGCAGGGCGCCGCCGTTCCTCGTACAGGCTGAGGGCCGGCCCGGTCACAGCAGCAGACTCCGGACGGCTCGCACCAAGAGCACCACGGCAAGGGCGGCGAGCTCCCCGATGACCGCGCACCAGAAGGCGAACCAGAATGGGCTCACGCGAACACCCGGAGGGCAGCCACTCAGTAGGCCGGTCCGTAGCGCTTGCCATCGGTGGTGACCGTGACGTGGCAGTCGAGCGGCCCCCAGCCCTTCGAGGCGGCGTCCTTGAGTTCCTGGGGGGTCGTGGGGAACTCCAAATGGTCAGCGGTCATCCCGTCGAAGTAGGGCTTGCCGTGGGCATTGCCGCGGTCCGGCGCGCCCATCCCGGCGATACCGGCATCGGGGAAGAGGCCCCAAACTCCTCCGCCAAGGTTCGCCGGACGGACGAGGAAGGCTCGGATCTGAAGCGGCGGATCGAACACGGCCAGTCCTTTCGGGCGAGGGGTGGACGGTGGGACGGCGGAAGGCGTGCCCTGGACGAGGGAGATGAAGTAGGCGATGGGGAACCCGGGGCCCGGGTCCCAGTGGTCTCCCCCGAACGCCTTGGAGCACTCAAAGTGCGTCGTGATCCCCGGCAGCCCAGCTTTGAGGTCGGCGGCAGGGCGGAAGACGAGGGGGATCTGGCGAGCGTCGGCCATCGACCGTACCCGCTGAGCGGCGAGCTGCAGCATGGCATGGCCGTAGTCGTCCAGCCATTCGTTCGTGGCCTGGCTGGCGTACCCGGTCATCTCGAAGTGGTAGCCGAGCGCGTTAGCGTCCGGGGCCGCCCACGCAACGTCGCCCTCATGAACGCACCCGATGACAGCTCCGTCGTCGATGCACTCGTGCGCCGAGGCGCCGTTGGCCCGGGGCACGTCCATCGTCGCGAAGTAGTTCGCGACCGCGGCGGCCGTGCCACCCTTGTTCGGTGCCTGCATGTCGTGGAGTACGAGCCATTTGATCTGTCGGCTCCCGACCGGTGTGTAGAACTTCGCCGGCACGAAGGGGATGGCCATCAGGCCCCCGCCGTCGAGTCGAGGAGCTTCAGGTCTCGGCGGATGAGGGCGGAGCACTCCTTGGTCAGCAGCGCCACCTGGGCCATGACGTCCTTGGTTGCCGGCGCTGGCAGGGCGAGATACACGGCGTTGTCGGCAAGGGCAGCCTGCAAGCGCTGCCGGAGCGCCACGCCGTTAGCCGTTGCGGCGGCCCAGGCCGCCGCAACGCCCGGAGCGGCCGACACGCTGGTTGCAACCGCTGCGTCAAGGGCCGCTTGGGCAACGTTGGCCAGCACCACGGTCGTGCCGTCATCTCCCTGGCTGGTGTAGACGTCCGCACCGCCGAGGGCCTGTTTGAGCTGCACGGGATCGACGGCCACCGTGACGCCTCGCACGACAGCGGTGAAGTCGGTGCGGATCCCTGCGCGCCGATCAATGCCGCTGGTGTCGGGAGGGTTGGCTGCTGTGCTCAAGGGACCTCCGATCAAGAGAGCTTGTTGGCTGGCCACACGGTGATCCCGCGGTTCAGGAAGGTCCCGGTGCCGCTGCCCACCCTGTACTTGGCGGTGAAGATGTTCGTTCCCGGCGTGAGGTTTTGAACCAGGACCGCAAAGGACAGCTGAAGGAGCGCCGCGGCGCCAGCGTCAACCTTGATCCCCCAGAGATCCGTCGCTGCCACGGTCGAGGCGCCGGAGATGGCAAACCCCATGCGAGGCGTCACGCCCGCCCCGGTGGTGTCCACTTCGGCCGTCACGATCACGAGGGCCGCGGTGCCCGTGAGCAACGTCACGGCGGGACCTATTGTCGCCAGGTCGGTGTAGGAGGTCGTGGTCGTGGTTTGGGAAGTGGCCACGCCCCCGCTGGCGGGCCGGGTGCGGGCATCCAGATCCACGATGTCGTTGCCCAGGATCGTGAGCGAGGCCGCCGGCAGGGCTACTCCGGCGGAAAAGCCCGGAGGGACGGTGTAGCCCATCAGAACACCATCACGTCAGAGCCGTTGAGCAGGCTCGCGTTGAGGATGAACGGCGAAAGCTGAAGGTCGGTCCCCGTGGTGTGGAAGGTCACGTCCCAGTGACCCGACTTCACGTCGTGATCAATGCCGACGATCAGCACGTCCTGCACGATGCGGGCACCCGCGACAGGAGGCGTGAAGGCGACGGTGACGCGGTCCCAGATCTCCCGGCCGAGAACGGCATCCTGATTGGTGTTGGTGAGGGGAACTACGACCTTCTCGAAGCGCCACCGGTTCGGGTTCTTGAGCAGCGCCAGTAACCATTGCGCTTGGGCCGTGGCGTCAATGTCGGAGTTGCTGATGGAGTTCTGAGCATGGTCCTGCGGCATGCCGGAGGCAGTGATCTGGGCCTGGTCGAAGACCACAGCGATGATCCCGTTGCGCCGTGTGACCGTGACCCGGTTGGCGAGCTCGACGTCGTCGAAGGCAAGCCCCAGATCGGTCCAACCGATCTCCGCTCCGCCCTGGTCACCGAAGGTCGCCTGCGAGACGGTATTGCGGGCGGGCCCGGTCTGGATCGATTGCCGGTTGCGCATCATCACCTTGCCGTCTCGGCTCATGGTCAGACAGCCGCCCTCGGTTGCGTCGTCCAGGCGAAGGTGGTCGAGCGCTTTCTGGCTGGCCAGGTCCCCCGCATCAGTGAGGACGGCAACCCCGGCGTCGAGATCCCTGTCGCCAGCGGGCCAGCCGAGCTGGTCCAGGACATGGGTGACCCGGCCATCGGACGTGTCACTGAGCCAGGCCTTGGCTGAAGCGTAGTGAGCAGCGACCCGCGTCGGCGAGAGGACGGTCGAATAGATTGCGACCTCATCCACCACGTAGAGATCGTTGAGCCCGCCGATCGCGATTCCCTGCCCGATCGTAGGTGGCTGAATCGTGCTGTCGATCGGGCCAGTGGCGCCAGCCATCGTGCCAATAAGGACGTTGTCTACGTAGAACGCGATGGCTCCCGCAGCAGAGTGCGTGAGGGCGTAGTGGTGTGGCAGGCCGTCGTTCAACGCCGATGGGGTGATGATGTTGCCGGCGGCGCCCTGCACGAAGGCGAAGGCCTTAGTGGGCGCGACGCCCCCGATGGCGACGACAATCTGCGCTCCCGAAACGCCCTGCTGAAACAGCCACTGGGTGTTGGTGCCGATGCTGGTTGACAGGATGCCCTCGACGGTCCAGTCGGCCGTCCCCGAGAGGGCGACCGATGGCGGGAGGGCGACGTAGCCGTTGTCCCCCGTGATGGTGACGGCCTTGTCCGCCGCATCTAAGACGAGCGAGGCCGCTCCCAGCGCCACTAAGTTGCGATAGGTGCCATTGTTGCCGTTGCCGCTGGAGTCGAAGGCCGTTGAGCCACTCGATTCAGCCAGCCTGTAATAGGCGACGGGGGCATCAGCCAACACCGCGGCCTGGTAGGGGTTCACCAACTGGGCGCCCGCGAAGAATCGAAAGGCATCCGAGGCCGTGAGGGTGCAGATGGCGTCCTTCCAATCCTTGGGATAGGTCGGCACCGTCTTCTCGATGAAGCCCACTGCGATCGGGTATGTCGTTCCGGCCCCCCCGTTGGCGACGGCCCGGAACCGGACCCGCTTGCGGATCTTCACGTTCGGGTAGTTCGCTCCCGCTGCGAAGAGAGGTTCCAGGGAACGGTCCTTGTTTGTGAACGTGGCGGTGATCACTCCGGCCTCGAAGCGTCCCAGGGCGGCGGAGCGGTGGTTGCCGACGATCTTGAGTAGCCGGCATTTCGGGATCGTCGTCCACGCTGGAGCGGCGAGCGGGTCCGTGGTCCATGCCGCCTCGGCGAGAATCGTCGGCAGGGCCATCAGATCAGCCCCCTCGATGTGGTCACGTTGCGCCGGGCACCTGCGAGCTGGTGCGTCGTGACGTTGTCGGCGATCTCCTGGCCGTCGAGATAGAGATGGGTGTGGACCTCCATCATTGCGAACGTGCCCGATGAGGCGACGTTCGCAGTCCCGGCAGTGCGCATGCTTCGCACGCCGGACAGGAGGTCACTGAACTGGCCGGGCGTGAACACGGTTTCACCGCCGTGGACAATGGCCCACTGGGGCAGGCCTATTGGGCCAGGGACCGGGCCCCCGAGGTCGAAGGTCTTGATCTTGGGCGCTCCGACGGCTCCTCCGATGGCCCCGCTGATGGCGGAGAGGGACGAGCTGTCAAGCGTGAGGTTGAGCTTGGCCTGGATGTCGAGCGGGTTGGCCGTCCAGAAGGCCTGGGCGTCGGTCAGCGTCTGGTTCATGTTGTCGGTAGCCGTCTGGAGGTGGGCGCCGAGGTCGTTGACTGCCCCGGTGCCATGCTTGACCACTTCGTCCCGGAGGGCCTGCAGCATGGGTCCGGCCTTCGGTCCCAGCTGGGCCAGGGGCTGGAGGATGGCCTGGGAGACCTTGTTGTCCATCAGGAACTGGAGGTTCGTCGCCCACGAGTTCATGTCAGCGATGTTCTGGATGAGCTGGGCCTTGAACTCGGCGAACGAGGTGGCCACCTTGGCCGAGGTGGTGCCGACGGTGCTGACGTCGGTGGCGAGCTGGCGCTGGGCGTCTGCGATCCCCTTGACCAGGGCCTCGTCCGGGGCCTGCGCCACCTGGAGGGCCTTGTCCGCATCGGCCTGGGCAAGCTGCGCGTCGGCAAGCGCCCGCTCCTGGTCCACCCGTGCCCGGATGGCGTCGGTCGTCGCCTCCTGCGCCACCCGGTAGTTGTCCTCAGCGGTGAGCCGTATCGGTGAGCTCGCATCCGCCTCGTGCTGCAGGTCGAAGAGGGCCTTCTCGGCGAGTGCCTGCGCGGCGGCGGCATCGACGGACCCGTAGCGAGCTGATTGGGTGGCCAGCTCGGCGTCGAGGAGCTGGCGGTTCGTGGCCGTGCCACTGGCCTTCAACGCCTGCTCAGTGGAGATGGCGTCACCCAGGGACAGGGACGCCTGAGTGTTGGCGATCTTGGCCTTGCCGATGTCCTCCTCGGCCTTGGCCTGGTCGGCCGGGCTCGGCCCCCCCATCACGGCCTGGAGGGCCTTGAGCATATCCAGCTCTTTTTTCTGCGCAGCCGCAACGTTCTCCGTCGCCTTGTCGAGTGAGACCTGGGCCGACTCCTCACCCCGGGCTGCCGTCTCAACCCCTTTGGTGGCCGAAGCAAGGGCTGTCAGGTTGATGACCCCATCAGCGCGCAGCTCATTGAGCTTCTGCTGATCCTGGGCGGCTTTGTCGTCGGCCTTGGAGGCGGCCGAGGTGGCCGTCGCCATGACACCCAGTCCGTCGGCAGCGTTCCCGACGAGGTTAAAGCCCTTGACCACCGAGTCGGCGAAGGCCTGAGCCTTCTTGGCGGCCGCATCCATGGCAGCGGCGTTGTCCTGGATGGTGGCGTTCTCGGCCTCCAGCGCGGTGCGAGAGTCCTGCACAGCCTTCGTGCTGTCGCCAAAGGCCAGGTGCCAGGCCTTCATGCCCCAGGCGATGGGGCCGCCGAGGATCGTGCCCAGGCCCCCGAGCCCGTGGTCCGTCTTCTCGATCCAGCCGTTGATGCTCCGCAGGTCCTCGATGCCGGTGGTGATCCAGTGGAGGAAGTCCGTGATGGCAGGAATCGCCGCCCGGCCGAGCGTGACCTCGATGCCCTTGAAGGCCTCGCCCATGTCCCGCTGGGCCATCGTGTAGGCCTTCGCCTGCGCGAGGCCCTGCTGGCCGAAGGTCAGCCCTAGCTTGTCCGCTTCCTTGCCCACCCGGACGATCTCATCCGCCGTAGCCGACAGCATGGGCCGCAACGCCGTGCCGCCCTTGCCAAAGGTGTCGAGCAGGAAGGTGTTGCGCTCGACGGCGGTGCCGAGTGACTGGTACTTCTCAGCCAGCAGGGGCAGGTCCTTGGTCAGGTCCTGGCCCTTCAGGCGGGCCAGCTCCGCCTGGGTGAACCACGCCCTGAACTTGGGCGGTCCCTCGTCGAGGTTCTTGGAGAAGCGCACCAGGGCTGTACCGCCAGCGTCGACGTCGACGCCGAAGTGGACAAACTCGGCCCTCAGCCGGGAGGCGTCCTCGGCACTGGCCCCCGTGATGGCCTGGAGCTTGCGGATCTCCCCGGCCATCGAGGCAGCGACGCCGGCAGCCTGGTTGAGGCCCACGGCCAGGCCCACGGCCGCTGCGATCCCGATCCCGATCGGCCCGGCAATACCGGCGATTCCCGCCCCCGCCGATTCGGCGCCGGCCGCTGCCTCTCCGCCGGCACCGGCCAGGCCCTTGAGCGCGGTCTCACCCTCCCCGACGATGCTCTTGACGCCTCCAAGGTTCACGTTGAAGGCGCCGCCCAGCTTGGAGAGCTGGGCCTGCATGAAGGTGCCGACCTGGCCGAGGTTGGCACCCATCTGGTTGTGGGCGCCCTCGATCTCTTTGGCCGTCGCCTTGAGCGCGGTCGCATCGCCCGCGTAGCGCAGCAGCAGCGCCCGCACCCCGCCGGCCACTAGCCGAACCACCCGTACATGGTCACGATGTCCGCCATCTGTTGGTCGACGATCTTGTCCACCTCGGCCCCCTTCTCGTGCAGCGCCCGGTGTCCGTAGCGCCCAGGTGCCCCGTGGGCCATCCAGCCGGGCTTGCGGGACCACTCCGCCGCCTCGGCCCAGTCCTTCTCGAAGATGATCTGGCCCTCGACGCCGGCGACCTCCAGCCGGCCGGCGGCGGCCACCCTGGAGCTTGGTGAAAGCTCCCGAGCGCGATCGAGCACGGGCTTGCCGGCCGCCTCCAGGCCCTTGTGCAGAGCGGCATCCACGCCGTCGATGGACTTGCGGACGGCGGCCGTGAACTCCCCGAGGTTGACGATCTCGATCATCGGTGCCATCAGCCGGTCATCTCCTTGAGCCTGCGTTGAAGATCCAGGCGCTTTCGCTCAGCAGCAGCCGCAGCCGCCCGTTCCATGTCGGCCTCGTAAAAGTTGCGCAGCGCCTCGAGCACCCCTGCCGGCGGGCCGCCGTCGACGGGGTCCGGGGTCCAGGCCTCGATCTGGTACAGCGCCGAGATGCCGGCTACGAGGCCCTCAGCTTGGCTCCAGGAGGGTCCACCGTGGCCTCACCCTCTTCGGCCGCCTGTTCATCGTCGGGGTAGGTCGTCAGGTCCCTGAAGTCGGTGAGGCGCTCGCAGAAGGCCACGTAGTCCCGCCCCGCCAGCGCTGGCTGCTGGCGCTGCAGCTCCCGCCAGACGAAGAACAGCCAGAAGCTGGCCGGCACCTTCAGGAAGTCGTCGAACGGCTCCAGGAACACCGCCGGAGACTTGTGGAACTCCCGCTCGTAGGCCAGGGCGTCCTTCAGCGGGATCCTGCTGCCCACCGGCCAGAGCTTGTTGTCGAACTCGAGCTCCTGGCCGTCCTCGAACTTCAGGTAGTAGCGGCGTCCCATCAGTAGGCCGCGACGCTGTTCTTCACCACGGCGCTGACAATGTTGCCGCCTGTCGGGCGGAACGCCGTGCCGGCGAAGGTGACGATCGCCGACCCGCCCTTGGGCTTGGCGTCGGGCATGTCGGCGAGGAAGGTCACCCGGTTCGAGAAGATCCGCAGCGACGTGTTCACGTCGTAGGCGAAGGTGACGTCCGCGCTGCCGATCGGTGGTGTCCCGGACGGCGTGAGGCCGGTGCCGCTGCCCGTCTCCACCTTGTACCACTGGGTCAGGTCGTTGGGCACCAGCGTGAGGGAGTAGAGCACCTCGAGCTGGCCGGTGACGATGTCGTCGGGCATCTGCGAGGCGGCCAGGATGACCGAGTCGGCGTTGCGCTTGAGGATGATGCTGCCCGCTTGGCACTTGGCTGCGACGGGGACGGTGCTGGCGGCGTCCATCAGGAACGTGGCGCCGGCCCCCGAGAAGTACGGCTGCCCGGCCTCGTCGTTGAAGGCCGCCAGGGAACCCAGGGTGAGGGTGACACCGGAGGCGGTCGCCGTGGCGTTGACCGGTACGCCCGCCGTGGTGGCGAGCGTTGCGGCGGAGTTGGTCGCCGGCGACACGGCCGGGGTCACGGTTCCCAGCACTGTGCTGGCGGGGATGCCTGCACCTGTGATCGGGCGCCCGACGTCCGCCTGGGTCAGTAGCCCGAGGGCAGGGCTGGTGATGTTGGGGCTGCCGCTGGTGGTCGCCCCGTCGGCGAAGACCCGGGAGCCCTGGTTGGTCCAGATCGTCTTCCCGGCCAGGGTGGCGGTCATGTCGACCTTGCCCGGGCCCGCCCACTTGAACTCGAGCTGGTCGACCTTCAGGTCCAGGAGGGCGGCGTACTCGGCGCCATACCGGGCCGCAGCGCCGACCCAGGGCAGCGGCTCGTTCGCCGGGGTGAGGGTGTGGGTGTAGTTCGGGCCAGCTCCTGTCACAACGTCCGCCCCCAGGAGCTGATACAGGAATAGCCCGGCCAGGCGAGCGTAGGCGAGCGTAGGGATGATGAGGCCGGGCTTGACGCTGCGGCGCTCGACCTCGCTGAACCCCGGGAAGGCCGAGGTGAGCGGGATCTCTCCCTGATCGATCTTCTCGTCCCAGGGCTTCCCGCTCTCGAGGCCCACGCCGTACGTTGGCGGTGCGCCCACGCCAGCGGCGCTCTGGCGGCCGAAGGCAACGGCGACGTTACTGCTGGGGATCCCCATCCTGGCTCACCTCCTCGGTTGGCTCGACCACGCCTGCGGGGATGGGAGTGCCTGTGGTGCGTTCCAGCTCGGCGACCTCGCCCGGCTCGTCTTCGGTCACCGTGGCGAAGCCCTGCGTTACGAGGTGACGAAGTGCGGCCGCACTTCCCGGCGAGGCTGTTCCCAGGTCGTACGTTCCCGCCTCCAACGAGGCCTCGTGACGCTCCCCGTCCGCGGCGATGTCGACCGTGCAGGGCTCGGGTACCTGGATCTGCAAGCTTTCCTCCTATCTCGATCGCTGGCAGGCCACTGCCACGGTCTTCCTGCAACCCCGGCCGCTGTTCACCGTCTGGAAGTCCCAGATCGGTCCGCCGGTCGCTGATGCGTTCTGCACTACACCGCCGAGCGTGCGGTCTGCCACGATGGCGGCCTCCACCTCGGCGATGTAGCTCTCGGCGATGTCACGGGCCTCCTGCCAGGCGTTGCTCCCGGCCCGCTCGACCTGGATGTGCACGTCGATCGTGTAGGTCTCTTCCACGGACCTGGCCCCCATGCCAGTGGTGAGGTCTTCCGTCTTGTGGTCGAGAACGATGCCCGTGACCCAGATCGCCTCCGGCCGGGGCGGGTGCGGCATGACGAAGCCGACGTCGACCGGGACGGCGTTGGCCACGATCAGCGCCCGTGCGGAGATTGCCGCTGCCAGTCCGTCCTGCGCGGCCCCCACCGAGCTGGGCATCAGAAGCCGTCCGGTCCTGCCCACTCGATGGGCTCACCCTCGAGGAAGCCCTCCCCGGCGATCGCCGTGGGCAGGAAGATGTCCTCCCAGGGCCACATGGAAGTCTCCACCCGGCCCCTCGTCGTGGGCTTGGTCCACAGGCCCGTATTGCCGGCCGCCCGGCGCACGAGGCGCAGCTCCGCCTTCGTGAGGTAGACGTCGGCCGAGACGTTGCTCTGCACGTACCCGGTGCCGATGCCCTCCTGCGTCATGCGCTCGGGATTCTGGTAGGCCCGCAGCGCCGCCTGGAGGCAGACCGCCACGACGATGTCCGGGAGGTCCGCCACCAGGACGTTCGAGTCGTCCACCCAGGTCTTCACCGCCTCGGCGCGGATGCGCGCCGAGGCGTCATCCAGCACCGCCTGGGCGCGTGCGTCGTTCACCTGGCCCCCGGCGACCCGCGCCGTCAGTTGGTCCAGGGTGGCGAAGGCTGGCAGCATCTGGGGGTCTTAGCTGGCGCCTTCGGGCGGCTGGGTGAGCTTCACGGCCCGGACGAAGATCGGGGCGTCGTCCCCCGTCACGGAAGGTACGAACCGGCCGTGCGCATCGAGGGTGCCCGTGTCCATCACGGGACTGCAGCCGGCGAACATGTTCACCAGGAGGCGGTCCCGGGTGTTGGCGAAGTCGTAGTCACGGATGGCTCGCATGGAGAGGCCGGCCCACGACTCGGAGGCCCCCCACGGCACGCCGTTCGGCACAAGGGGTGCCCTCATGGGCAAGGCGAAGGCCGTCTTGTGGCCGGCGATCGCCACATCTGGATCGAGGGCCGCATGCGTGACGATCGTAAAGCCGGCCATGCGCCCGATGGTGGCCTCGGCCAGCGCCGTCTCGGCGATCTGGCCGGCCCCGTCGTACTTGGAGAGCCGGTCGCTCGTGAGCAGGTTCGCCTCGATGTTGGTCCCCACGGCCATGAACCGCTGCCCCATGGGCACGTTCGCCTTGGACAGGGCCTTGCGGGCCTCGACGAAGGCCGGGTAGGGATCGGCGGGGTTGACGGTGACGTCGGTCTCGTAGGTCGCCGACTCCATGGCGGCCGCCAGGACGTCTTCGAGGCCCCGGGCCACGGCGTGGGTGGCTGGCTCCAGGACCTGCATGCCGAAGTCGGCGATGTCGAGGGTCATCTCGGCGTCGGTCACGCCGACCGCCTTGTAGATGTCGGTGTTCAGGGTCACGTCGACCGAGGTCTCGTCGAGGTCGTCGATGACGATCGGCGCTCCGCCACGCAGGGTCCGGGTGCGGGCCGTCGTGTAGGCCGGGATCCGGAGCGTGATGGTGTCGTTGCGGTTGCCTTGGAAGTTCGCAAAGGCGTCCGACCAGACCAGGGCAGGAAGGGTGATCTCACGCTCGAGCAGACCGAGCGCGGCGAAAACCACCTTCGCCGGGAGGATGAATTCGTTTGCCACTGTACTGCCTCCTTTGGTCAGGGACCGCTATGGGCGAGCCCGTGACCGGGGGCCTATGCGGTGACTGTCAGCGCCGGGGGATCTTGGCCGCCAGCTTGCGCGGGTCGAGCTCCTCGGCCTGCTTCGATGGATCTCCGCCACCGGAGAGACGCTCGCGGGGAGTGGTCCGGGGAGCCCGGCCGTTGCCGGAGCCCTTGGACCCTTCCTCGCCGTCACCCTTCGTGGACTTCATGCTCTCGAGAAGCTCGTCGGCATCCTCCTCCAGCTCCTCTCGGGTGCTGCCCTGTAGCCGCTTTGCCAGCTTGGCCGGGAGCTGCTTGTCGCTGGCCACCTCGGCTCGGAGCGCCCGTGCCTCCGACTCGGCGAGTTTGCCCTCGAGGGTTGCCTGACGGGCTGCCAGCTTCTCCGTTTCGGACTTGCTCGCATCGCCGGCTTCCTTGAGGGCCTTCAGCTCCTCGGCCGCCTTCTTGGCCGCTGCCTCGTTCTGGCGGGACAGGGCCTTCCACTTCTCCGCCTCGGCCTTGTGGTCAGGCTCATTGGTCGGAGCGGGCGGGTCGCCCTCCTTGGGCGGGTCCCCAGACTTCGGGGGATCGTCTGCCATCAGTGCCTCCCATTTCGGGAATGGACCGGTGCCCTTCCGGCTCCGGGTGCTGCGGCGATCCAGGCCCCTTGCGGCCCCGGATCAGGCTGCGACGTCGTAGACCGGCTCTGCCGAGCAGGCACAGCCGTCGTGGCTCTGGAACGATGCTGCGTCCTCGGACATCACCTCCCCATCGAGGCCGGCGCAGAATTCGCAGGAAGCCCCGCCAGCGACCCGCTCCCAGCCCACGGCCCGGCGGTCGGCCCTGGTCGACTCGACGATCGTCTCCCGGCCCCCGTCCAGCGCGTAGCGCATGGCGGAGGCGGCGGTGCGGGCGTCGGCGATCTCCATGGCACGGTCCACTGCCACGCCCCTGCCGAGGTTGCCCCGGGCGGAGTAGAGACCGGTGACGAGCATCGAGATGGTGAAGGCGGACACGTCCAGCCCGCCCGCCTGCACCGGCGTGAAGTCGTCGGAGCCCGTCTCGATCTGGCGGTGCGCCCGCACGTAGGCGGCGGCCAGGAGCGCTGAATGGGCCTTGCCTGCTGCGGCGATCGGGGTCACCAGCGGCATCCAGTCGCTGTAGGAGCCCTCGATGTCTCCGGGGTCCACCACCTGCCAGGCGTTATGCATCTGGGCCACGACGGCGATTCCCAGGCGGAGCTGGGCGAGGCGGTGCGCCTCCGTCAACTGCCGGCCAGTAGGCGACGACATCAGCCACCTGCCCCGCTCGGCGCGGGAGCGGGTGCAGGGGGAGTCGGGGCCGGGGGGCCGGGAGGAGCTGTCGAAGCGGTCAGCGCGTTCATCAGCGCGTTCATGCCGCCGTTCTCCTTGGCAAGGTCCTTGGCCCGCTGGACGTCCTGGTCGGTCCATCCCGGGATCTGCTCCCAGAGCATCTCGACGGGCACGCCGAGCATCTGGGCGAGCTTGCCGAGGGCATCGGCTGCCTGAGCGAGCGACCGGGAGCCCATGTCCTTCCAGCGCACCTGTGCCGCCACATCCCGGGAGCCGACATCGTCGCCAGCGACCGAGCACGCCAAGCGGAGCGTCTGCTCGTGGGACTCGCCGAAACCGTGCTGACGCTCGATGATCTTGTTGTTCAGCCCGGCCGCCGCTGCTGCGAGGGCATCGGCGCTCAGGTTGGCCATCTTCCCGGTGAGGAGGGCATAGGGCGGGATCTGGGTCACGGCGGCCAGGTCGTGGATGTCGGCGTCCCGGGCCTCGACGAAGCCTTGAAGGCCGGTCTCGGGCAGCGTGCCGAACCTCGTATCGGGGTCCTCGGCGATCAGGATGTCCTCGATCTTCAGGCGCATCTTGGCCTGGTCAGCCTCGGAGAGGTCGTCCGGCTTCGCCATGCCGGTGATCGTCCTGACCTTCCAGCTGGCGAAGCGCTGCACGATGAGGCGGTCGGCGACGGTCTGGTTGATCCGGCCGGCGACGGCGATGTAGGGGTCCACCTCACCATCCGCCCTGGCCTCGAGGTCGATCATGTTGGAGTACCGCACCACTGGGCACACGCCGATGGCGTGCACCCGGATGCCCTGGTGGGTAAGCGAGCTGCCTCCGCTATCGGCGGAGAAGAGGTGCACCTCCTGGTCGGTGTAGAGACGCACCTTCCACTTCGAGGCGGCCACCGGGTCGACCTGCAGGAAGAACTCCGGCCATTCGTCATAGGCCGGGTCTTCGTAGAACGCCATCCCCCGCCGAGGCGAACAACCACGGATGATCGGCACGGGCTCCCCGGTGAGCGGGTCCTCGCCGGGCAGCACCGTGGCGTACGAGAGACCGTAGGCGAGGGCCGCGCGGTGGATGCCCATCTGCCGGCCGTCCATGCGGTTGGCCTGCCAGTACTGCCAGCCAGCGGCGTTGTCGGGGTCCTTCGCCCGGCGGTAGCCCTCGACGAAGAGGCCCTGCGCCAGCTCCGTCACCACGAGGCCGAGCCAGGGGGTGGGTGCCAGCTTGATCAGCTCCCGGTACTCGGGTGTGGCCTGCCGGGGCCGGTGGGCCAAGTCGTGGTCCCAGCGCCACCAGCGGTCGATGCGGTCGAGGTTGCGGCGCTCCATGACGTACTTCGGCATGAGGTCCTTGCCGACGAGGTCTAGGGCATCGGGCGGCGTCAGCCCGGTGTCGAGCTCGGCGACCTCCTCGAGGATCTCCGGGGGCAGCGTGGTAACCAGCACCTACCAGATCACCCCCGAGCGGGCCTTCTCCCGGGTCTTCCCGCTGTTGAGCACCAGGCGCCGGCCGAGGCGTGCCCCCACCATGGCCACGGCGTAGTCCACGAGGCGCTTGGAGTCCCGGGACTGCTTGCCGAGCGTCACGCCCCACTGGTTGGGCCGTCGGCGGGCGTTGTGCGTGTGAAGGCGCAGCATCGGGTCCCCGTCGTGGGTCAGGGTGCCGTGTTCATCGATGTCAGCCGCCGTCATCTCGGCGGCCTCGGTGAACAGGTGGTTGCGCTCAAGGCCCCCGTGGGCCGACAGCCGCATATCGAAGAGGACGGCGTTGCCCCGCTCCCGGCCTGGCGTCGACCAGACCATGACCTTCTCCCTGAAGTCCCGGTGCCACTCGTCGATCAGGGGAGCCCAATAGAGGGCCTCGGTCTCGTCATCGCGCGCCGGCGATGGGTCCACGCCGAACCACTGGATGTCCCAGGTCTCGAAGGCCGCCCGCACGGCGGCGTCGACCTCGGCCTTGGGGGCCAGCCAGCCGGTGCCTCGGTCCCCGTGCGGGCGCTGCCAGCCCCCCAGGGCGAGCACGTGGCCATCGGTGATGCGGCATCCACAAAGGACAGTGGCATCGGTCGACTTCGAGCAGTCGAGGAACATTGCCAGCGGGTCCTTGTCGGCCACCACGACGTCCGCCCGGGCGCCGGCGTCGAAGCGGCGTGGGTCCACCCAGGCCGTCTCGTTCGTGGGCAGGGCGTTGAAGTAGTACCGGACGCTGTCGGCCACGGTGATGCGGGGATCCTGCGCCTCGTCCCGAATGCGGTCCTGGTCGGTCCAGGGGCTGTCGGCATAGGCCGCCCGGATTCCCTCCTCGAGCTCGGTCTCGACGTGCAGCGAGAGCGCCGGCGGTGCTTCCCGGGAGTCGTACAGGATGTCGACCCGCCGTGTCCTGCCGCCAGCCTGCAGCTGCCACGCCTCGAACGAGTCTTCGGCCACGGACCCCTCCCCGGGGAGGTGGGCGTTCGTGAGCTCGAGGACCCGGGCCTGGCCGCCGGGGGACTTGCCGACGTTGCGCCTGGCCACCGCGGCAAGGGCCTGGCCCCCGGACGTGTGGGTCATGTGATGGCTCTCGTTCAGGATGATGGCCGTGGCGGGATCGCCCTCCGAGGACCGCTCGGAACGGGTGAGCAACTCGATGCGGGACCCGTCGTGGCACTGCGATCGCAGCACGCCCGGATCCCAGCCGATCTCCTCGGCGAGGGCGGGGCTCACCATGGCGTTCGCCACCCGGAGCAGGTCGGCGGCCTGCGCCTCGCTATTGGCCCCGATCTGCACGAGGGCCAGGCGGTGCCCGGCGCCGATGGGACGGCCGTCCTCCCACGCGCTGAAGCGGGACGGTCCCTTGAGCTCGACCAGAGCGATCGCTGCTCCGAACGGATCTTTCCCGACACCCTTCGCTCCTCGCTTGACGCCGGAACGCCAGATCCATCGGCCGTCCGGCCGGACGGCGTACCAGAGATGCAGGAACCGCAGCTGGCCCCGGGTGAACTCCCAGGCCTCGCCGCTCAGGTGGTGCACGAGCCGGGGCTCGCCGATGTCAGCGCCAGCGCACCAGGCGACGATCCCGGGGGCCAGGCTCGGCACCCCCAGTGGGTCCGGGGGCCAGGGCAGCGTCAGCCAGGCCCCCGTGTCCGGCTCGACGTAGTAGCCGGGCGGGAGGTCGGCCTGGTCGATCTACTTGCTCCCTATGCGGGAGGTGCAGGAACATCTCCGGGGAGGATGGGAGCCGCGTCGGGGTGCATGGCCGCCAGAGTGGCTGCGTCGGTTTTCATCGCCGCGATGGCATCGACGAGGTCCGGCGACGGCACGAGGCCTGCGGCGGCAATCTCCGCCTCCAACTTGGCGAGTCCGGCGTCGAAGCGGGCGCCCACTGCTGCAACCTGCACGCCGAGAGCGTCTCGGGCGTCTGACTCTTCACTCATCCGTTCCTCCAGTCGGTTGATCCTGCGGGCGTGTTCGGGGACCTGCTCCAGAAGCGATTCGAGCCAGCGGAAGGGATGCATCAGCCGAGCTTGTCGCGGTAGTCGTCGAGGCTCGCAACGTCCGACGGCACGGCATCAGTCGTCGGCGTCCCCTCGATCTCCCACATCAGCCGGCGCATGGCCATGGGGTTCAGGCCCAGGCGGTCCTCGAGCTGGCGGACCTCGGCCAGCAGGTAGCCGGGGGCCTTCGGGCGCTCCGCTGCCAGCACCAGCTTCGTGTAGCGGGCGACAGTGCGGACCCATCCGAGGGCTTCCCAGGCCGTCGCCTGCGGCGTTGCCCACAGCTGCGCCCACAGGGCCGCCGCCGCCTTCGTAGGCCTGCCGATCGGGAATGCGGGAGGCTCTCCGGTGCGCCCTGCGGACGGCAGGCGGCGCCAGTCCGGCCGTGCATTCCGCCGCCTGGGGTTGCGGGTCGGCGGGGGGCCGGGCATCGGGCTTACGGCAGATCCAGGCGCTGCATGAGCTGCGAGATGACGTCGTTCCGGTCGCTCACCATCCCCGCCAGCTCGACCAGCTCGTCGCCCAGGGGGGACCGTGATGAGACATCGCTGAGCTTCTTGGGATTCTCTTCGGGACAGTCCGGCCGGAGGGCCATGCTCAGGTGGTCCCGTAGCTGAGCGAGGAGGGCGCCCTGCTTGTCGAGAAGCTCCCGGATGCTGCCCAGGTGCTCCTTGATCGCCCCGGGCGCACGATCCGGAGTGCCGTAGCTGATGGTGGTCGTGAGACTGCCTCTCTCGTCCAATCTTTCCTCGACTCGCATGTACGTGTTCCGCTGCACCTTCCGAGGCCTCGACCCGTACGCACAGACAGGCGCTAGGCCTGCCGGTCGCCAGCGCCCATGGCCGAGGGGTCACCCCCCACCCCCCATGGCGTCGAGCGGCGTCACTCCGGGATGCAGCGCCCGCGGCCTGGCCGCGGGCAGCCGCCTCAGCGACGACGCCTCATACCCTTCTTTTGCGCTCTTGCGCCTGTGGCACGGGGGGCAGGTCGCTCCCAGGTTTTCCTCGGAATTGTCGTCGCCCCGCCGCTTGTGGTCCACGTCGTTCGCCGGATCACCGCAGAGGTAGCAGATCCACCGGTCCCGCTCGAGGACACGGAGACGGCGCTGCTTCCAGTCAGGCGGTAGCCGCTGCCTTCGACCGCTTCCGGCCCACTGGCCTGACGTTCGTCACCTCCCGAAGAACACCCTCCAAAACCTCGATGGAATCTTCGAGCCACAGTTCGGCCATCGCCGCCCGGGCGGCCTCGCCCATGCGCCTGCGCAGATCGTGGTCCCTGACAAGTTCCTGGACGTAGTCGGCCAGCTCGGCCGGGCTGTCTGCCAGGAACCCAGAAATACCTTGGGCGATCAGGGCCTCCTGCGCGGGCAGCCTGGTAGCCACGACGGGCTTGCCGAGGGCCATGAACTCCATGGCCTTGAGTGCCGACTTCGCCTCGTTGAAGGGACAGGGCAGCAGGGGCACGATGCCGATGTCCGCCCGGGCCATACCCTCGTAGTAGGTCCGCTCGTCGTAGGTGAAGCCGAGCAGCTTGTCGATGCGCCCCGGGAGGCGCAGCTCCTTCTGCGTGCGGTGATCGCCGATCGATGTGAAGAGCGCTCCGCTCACCATGCGTTTGGCCTCCGGGGCCAGCCAGCGCAGGTCGTGGGCGTGGGTGCTGACGATGCCTGCCCATCCGATCCGCACCCGCGTGTCTCCTGGGGGGTGCTGCCAGCGGTACTGGCCGATGCGTGCGGGCAGGCGGTTGGGAACCACCCAGGTCCGGTGCGCAAGGGGGCCGTAGATCTCGGCCAGCCGCTGGGTGCTGACGATCAGGCCGGTGGCTTCCTGGATGGCCTCGTCGTGCCAGGCCAGCGCGCCCGGGGGCGGCGTCCAGCCGTGGCCGGGGGGTAGAAGGCCGAGGGCGTCGTCGGCTTCGACCAGGACCACGACGCCAGCCTTGCGGTGAGCCGCTACCTGCGAGACGTCCCGGTTGGTCAGGGGCCGGTGCACCACGACGACGTCAGCGTCGCCCGGTTGCGGCCAGCGGCGCTCGGCGCATCCTGTATTCCAGCCCCGTGCGGCCAGGGCCTCGGCCGGCCACCAGGTGCGCAGGCGGCTGCCGACCCGATCGCAGGCAACGAAGCGCACTCTGGGCACAGATGTCCTGGGGTCGAGAGGAAAGGGGCGGCGACGGACCTCGAGGCTCCGGGCGGGTTGGTCAAGGCACACGTCGCCACGCATGAGTCAAAACCCACGCGTGTGATTTGTCAATTACCGGGCTCTACGGCGCTCAACGCACGCTCATGTCCCGGCCCGGGAAGCGGGTCTCGATGGGGCCGATGCTCTCGGGGTAGTGGCGACCGATCACGTCCTTGCGCACCCGGGCCCGGATGCCCAGGAGCTGCTCGGCGTCGCGGTGGTAGCAGGCGTCATCGTGCATTCCCATGGCCAGATCCGAGCGCCAGCGCAGGCGCTTGAAGATCTCCCGACGCACGAGTAGGAAAGCCGCCACGGGCATGTGCTCCTCGACGGGGATAAGTCCGGGAAGTGGCTCTCCATGAAGGCAGTAGGTGGGGACCTCGCCGCCCACGTAGGGCCAGTCCAGCTCGAGGAGCTTCGGCAGGGTATCGGCCGGGGGGCAGCAGTCGGCGTCGAGGTACAGCACATGGGAGGCGTCGAGGGCCGTGGCGCGCTCTGCGATCAGGTTGCGGCCGGCGCAGATGTGGGGAAGTCGGGCGGCAGCGGTGGATGCCTCGGTGCGGCCGTCGTCGAGGCGGAAGATCCACCAGTCACTGTCCAGCTCCTGGAGCCTGCTGATCAGGGGGGCGAAAGGCGCTTCGCCTCGGCCGTCGACCTCGATGGCAGCGAAGAACTTCAGGGGCTCAGGGGAGTGCTTCTGGAGGCCTTCGGCGGTATCAAGCCACGAGGCCCACGTCGCGCGGTGCGCCATGGCGTAGTGGGTCAGGGTGGCGCCGACGACAATCACCGCGTTACCCGCCGAAGCGAGAGGCATTCTTGGTTCGCCCGCTGCTTGAGGTTCGCTGCGTACCACTCCCATTGGACTTCGACCTTGCCGGACAGCGGCTCGGGAGCGAACCCCTCCACTCCCAACATCGCCATGACGTGGGGGCCGGGGTACATCAGCGAGTGAGCTTCCCCCTGGCATCCGCTGTCCGGGATCGCTCGGCACCCGAGGAACATCGGCGTTGTCCCGACGTCGGCGTGCCGGACGAAGGTAAGAGCACGGCATTCCGGGCAAAACCAGGCGTTGACGTCGCCAATCTGCATCTACGGCGCCTCGTCGGCGAGCTTGTTCGTAGCTTGACGGACCTCGTCGAGCCAGGCGATCGCCTCCGTGAAGTCCCGGGGGCCGCTGCCGTTCGTGGCCTTGCCGGTCTGCATCACAGAGGCCGAGGGGACGGTGCTCGCCATTCGGGAGACCCGCTCGATCGCCGCTCGGAGCCGGCGGATGCCGGCGTGGGCCTCGCCCTCGAGCGCAAGGATCCGCTCCTCAGTGGGCGTAGGGGCGTTCCGAGCCATGGGCCTAATCGTACAGACGTTCGGGTGTGACTTTCCTGCGAATAACATTTCCGGGTTTGTCACACGGTCCAGATGGCGGCTGAGGAGTTCCCCTCGCTGCGGGAGGCGTCCTCGGTGTAGGCGTCGACCATGCGGTCGCTGTGGTGGCCAGTCTGCGCCTTGATCTTCTGGCGGGACGCTCCCGCCTTCGCTGCGCTGGTGACGTGGCCGCGCCGCAGGGAGTGACCGGCGAACTTGGCCGGGTCCCGGCCCGCGGCCTTCGCCCGGGCCTTCACGACGTCGGCGACGGCCTGGCCGCTGAGGGGCCTGGCGCCGACGTGGCCGTGGCGATCGATCTTGCGGAAGACCGGGCCTTCGGTGATCCCGCCGGCGGCGAGCCAGGCGCTCAGAGCGCGCACGGGGCAGTCCTTCGCCTCCGGGGCGTAGCAGACGAGCACCGTTCGGCCCTTGCCCGCCTGGTCGGTCTTCGATCGCCGGATCCGGATGTCCATGCCTTCGTCGACGTCCTCGAGGTCTTCGACGGCCAGGGCGGCGAGCTCGCTGCGGCGGAAGCCGCCGGCGAAGCCCATGAGGACGAGTGCCCGGTCCCGCAGGCCGGCGAGCTGGAGACGGTCGGGGGCGCCGGGCAGGGGGGCCACCGGATCGGGGAGGCCAGCGACCATGCTGCGGATGATCGTCGTCGTGGCGGCCGCCTTCGGGCGCTGGGCGGACCCGACGCTGCGGCGGATGCCCTCCCAGCACTCCTGGACGGCCGGGTGCTTGATCGGGTTGTCGGTGTGGGCGAAACCGGCCCGGGTGTGGGCGACGCTGATGCTGACCATGAACCGGCTGAGGGTCGAGGCGCTGTAGGCCCGGCGCTCCCCGTTGCGGGTGAGGTAGCCCTCGACGACGAGGTGGTCGAGGAAGCGGCAGATGGCGGCCGGGGTGGCCGGCAACGCTGACAGGCCCTCAGCGGCGCACCATGCCTCGAAGCGTCGCCAGTCGTCGCGGTAGGCCCGCCGGGTGCTGTCCGCCTTCGCACCCGCCATGAAGGCCCGGATCCGGGATTCCGCCGCGTCCACCTCCCCGACCGCCTCGAGGGGGCGGATGACCAAGGCTACAGGCTGACCGGGGAGAGGATCGTTCATCGGCTCATCTTGTGATAACTCTGCATTATCAAAAGTGAGCATCAGCCTGTCAGGACCGGTCCAGCAGCCGCGTGATGCGGCGCTCGCGGTGGTCGGCCTCGATCTGCGGGGTGAGGTAGTGGACGTTGCTGGGACCGACCTCGGCCTCGGTCACGTCCCGGTCGGCACGCTTCTCCTCGTGGGTGAACATCCGGTCGAACAGGAGCAAGGCGCCGACCATCCCTATCACGACGCCCAGCGCTATCGCAGCGATCCCGGCCACGGGGCGCAACGTGTAGAACAGCACCTCGCCCACGAGGTAGAGGAAACCCATCAGATGCACCTCTGCGCGCGGCAAGGCGCTGAACCGGTCTTGCCGCGCACACAGAGCACCGTCTTCACGCCGACGGGTAGCCCACTCGGGCAACGAGGACGTGGTTGTTGTTGTCGAACGTGGCGCCCCACCAGATCGTGAGCTGCATGGCGAGCGGATCGTCGGTGTGCCACTCGACGTAGCAGTTGCTGATGGCGATGCACCAGGGGGCCTGCGCCACGAGGTACGGCACCCATATGCCGGTGTCGGGGTCCCGCACCAGGTGGAAGATCAGGATCGCCCGGCGGAAGGCGCTCTGGCCGAAGGTCGGGGTTGAGTCGTCGGTGTTGGCTCGGATGACGCCCCCAGGGCCGGGGGTCGAGGCGTACTCGCCGAAGCAGACTCGGATGTCGGCCGTGCAGGTGGACTGCTGCGAAGCCGGGGGCAGCGCCGACGGTTGAGCTCCGGCCGTGCCGGGCAGGGCCAGCAGGCCTGCCAAGACGACTCCCGCGGCCAGGCGGCGGATCATCAGCGGTATCCGTTGGCGGCGGTACACGCCTTGTGGAAAGAGCTGCCGGGGATCGGGTGGCTCGTTGCCCAGGTGTAGCAGCGGCCGATCTCGTGAGCATTGACTGCCAGGAAGTGGCCTATCCAGGCCAAGTCGTGAGGGGAGAACCACATTGCCAGACCTCCAGTCGTTTGGTCTCAGGGTGGGGGGTGGTGAATTGCTCCCGGGGTCGGTTCCTCCATGCCTGGCCCGGGCTCTAGCGGCTGCGGGGGACAGAACTGCGGGGTGGGTCTCTAGGCACAATGGACAGTGGGCGTCGTGGGCGGTGATAGGGGGCTAGAACGCAGGTCAGAGGGCCTTTTGGCGGGGTTCAGGGGGTCTAGGCCTAGCCTTGAGGGGGTCTAGGCCTAGACCCCCTTCTAGCGGCTCTGAACGGATGGTCGGGGGAGCTGGGGCGGCGTTCCCTGCCCCCCTGGCGGCCCTGGCGGCGGTTCATCTCTTCGACCTGGTCCCGGAGCATTTCCACCGTGGCCCGCATCACGGCCGTGCGCACGCCGGACCGGTACCAGTGGGCGACGCCCTGGAACGGCCCCCAGGCGTTGTCGCCCTTGAGGTTCGCCACGATGATCGACACGTGGCCCTCGGACTGCTGCGTGCTGAGGGCCTTGTCGCCACGGGCCTGGCGGCCGGGATAGTAGGGCTGGCCATCAGCCCCCCGGCGTATCCGGATCCTGCGCCCGTGGTCATAGAAGTAGCCGCTCATCTGGCGCCCTGCAGCTCGGTGTCGGCGAGAGACTCGAGAGTGACGCCTTTGCGGTTGGCATTGGTGCCTTCGGGGGTTTCGCCCCAGACCTGGACGGTCTTGACGTTGTGGCGGCCGAGCTGGGTGCCGAGGTCGCTGGCGTCCCACCCGTCGTACGTCTCGGGCCAGCGCTCGGCCAGGCGGGAGGCGATCTGCTCGGACCACAGCCTGGTCTCGCCGATGCCGAAGACGGCTCGGACGTCGTCGAGGAACGGGCGGGCGGGGGTCTCGACGACGAGGGCCTCGCCGGCTGCCTCGCCGGTCAGGGTGCCCGCCTTGATGCGCAGCTCCCGGCCCCGGTCGCAGATCGCCTGCAAGGTGGGGAGGTCCATGAAGTGGGTGCGGACGATCTGGGCGTCGGAGTCGGAGAGCTCCGAGTCGTCGTTGCCGAGCAGCCAGCCGACGCCCTTGTGGCGGTCCTCGAGCTTGGAGGCGTCCCAGCCCTTGGAGGAGCAGCCGGTGCCGAGGATGCAGTTGCTTGCCTGGTAGTCGCGGACCTTGAGGGCGAAGCGCTTGCCGAGCTGGCCCCGGATCCCGGTGGGCAGGATGTCGCTGTTGGGGTCCTGGGTTGCGAGGTCGAGCATGATGCCGGACGAGGATCCGACCTTGGCGAGGTCGGTGAGGTAGAGGCGGGCCATGTCGGCGACGGTCGGGATCTTCTTGGAGCGGCCACGGCCGGTCGGCACGTCGTCCTCGTCCCACGCCGGGGTTTCGCACTCGAGAAGGCGCTGGACCTCGTCGATGGCGATGACCCGGAGGCCCATGTTGAGGCGCTTGTCGCGGGCGAGGGCCGGGGTGAGCTTCGACTCGGGGCAGCGGTCGTGCGGGAGGGTCTCGATCAGCTCCTGGCGGCGGTTCATCTCTTCGACCTGGTCCCGGAGCATTTCCACCGTGGCCCGCATCACGGCCGTGCGCACGCCGGACCGGTACCAGTGGGCGACGCCCTGGAACGGCTTCCAGGCGTTGTCGCCCTTGAGGTTCGCCACGATGATCGACACGTACGGGTCGAGGGCGGCTGCGGCCACGGGGATGCGGGCGGCGAAGGTCTTGCCCATGCGGGTCTGGGCACCGGTCAGCATGCCGGAGAACACGAGAGACCAGGAGACCAGGGCGCTCTTGGCGTCGATGCCGAAGGGGAAGCCCTTCCAGAAGTCGAGGCGGTCCATCTTGGCGAGCGGGGTGATCGGGGACTTCGAGGCGTAGGGGTCGGTGTCGGCGACCCAGAGCATCACGCGGCGCTCGGAGCGCTCGGAGGCGACGGGCATCTGGCTCAGGAAGACCTGAACCTTCTGGACGTCGAGGCCGGAGGCGATGACCTCGAGCTTCTCCACGGCCTTGGCCACGGTCACGCCGATCGGCAGAACGATGCGGGCGGCGAAGCCCTTGCCGTCGCGGTGGACGCCGGGGGCCTGGAAGGTGATCGGCTCCTTCTCGCTGCCGAGGCTCGCTGCGTGGAAAGCGGCTACGACCATGTCGGGGGTGATGGTCCGCACGCCGGGGGCCTCGATGACGCCGGAGTCGACGATGGGGCGGTCCTTGCGGCGTCCGTGCCAGCCGAGCAGGCCGATACCGACCAGGACGCCGAGAAGAGGTAGCCGGGGGTAGCTGGCCAGCATGGGGAGGCCGAAGACGCCGGCGATGGCGACGACGATCAGGCGGCCACGGACGCGGTGACCGTGCTCTTTGGAGAGCGAGCGGTACTGGCTCACGTGGCCGCTGCGCTCGTGGCCCATGACGGAGCTGGCGAGCGACGTGATGGCGTGGCGCTGGACGGTGAGGCCGTCGGCGTCGAACAGCCAGCGGGTGCCGGAGGCGAAGGCCCGCCATGCGCCGCGGGGGGAGTAGATCAGCAGGCGGCCGCCGTACAGGGGGAGGCGGACGGCGTGGAGTGCCCCCAGGTGAGCGACGTGGCGGACCGCCCAGTGCGCAGTGTTCCGCAGCTCGGCGCGGTGGCGGAGCCAGGGGGGCAGGATCGGGCGGAGCGAGGGCCGGGGCTTGGGAGGCTCCGGCGGGGCCAGGGGGGCGGGGGCATCGGTGTGGGTCGTGATGCCACGGCCTCGGAAGGTGAGCAGGCGGGAGGCCATGTCAGGGGGCCGTGGTGGGAGCGGGAGCGGCGGGCTGTGTAGGGGCTGCGGGGGTGATGCCGGAGCCGCTGGTCACGCCGGAGAAGGTCGAGCCTGCGGCGTTCATGCCGGAGCTGATGAGGGACTGGCCGGCGGTCATGACCCGGCCCATGTCGGCGGAGACCTGGCCGGGGTTGTGGCCTGCCCAGCCGACGAAACAGAGAATTGCGAGCCACTTCACGAGCGTTTTCACCTTGGGGTCCTTTCCTTGGGGCCAGCGATGAGGAGCAGGACGAAACCGAGAACCTTGGAGAGCAGCCAGAGCACGAGGAGGAGGGCCAGCCAATAGCCCGGCCCGCCGTCGAGGAAGGCGCCGATCATGTGGGCCGCGGCGTGAGGGATATCCGCTCCGTACTGGGCGAGGATGGGGGTGGTCGGGGCGTTCAGGCACTCGGCCACGGTTTGGGCGACGGTGCATGCGTCGGCGAGGGGACTCACGGCGTGTCCAGTCCGTCGAAGGCACCCAGGCCGAGAGCGAACTCCTGCAGGATCGCCCCGGCCAGCGCCCGCCGTGAGGCTTTCTCTTCGTCCGAGCAGTCGCACCAACGCTGATAGTCCCGCTCATGCTCCAGGTCCCGGAAGATCTGACAGCCACACGGGCAGGCCAGCGCCAGCGTGAAGGGCTTGCCGTCCCAGGGGTAGGCCTTCTTCTCGTGTCGATCCTTGTGACAGCCGCAGACGCAGATGTCACCCCGGCACCACCACGGGTGAACTTGGCCCGGGCAGGTAGCGCAGCCATCGCAATGGACCACGACAGAGCGTTCGCAGGTGAGGCACTCACCTCTCGCCCTGATCTGATTCCGGACCTCGGCGGCTGCTCCGCGACCCTCTGTCTCGAGTAGTTCTAACTCCTCCATCCGACTTGCTCCTTTCGGCTAGCGGCGGCGTCTGGACCAGTGCCAGAGCAGCCAGGCGACGAACAGGGGACGACGGCGGGCCTCGGACTCGGCGATGCGGAGGATCCGGGAGCAGGCCCACCAGACCAGCGCGACGACGAGGACCGCGACGGGCAGGGGGCCGTGGGCGAAGAGGGCCGAAACGAACCCAGCTGCAGCGTGGAGCGTTGCCACCACCTCCTCATCACCCGTAAGCTGGGACTTGTTCCTTGAAGTTCAGGCCGATGCCATATACAGCATAGAACAAGTTAGCAGGGACAACCCAGGATGTCTAGAGTGAGAATCGTGCGAACTAGGAACAGGTGGGTACAGGCGTGAAGCTCGACCCGTCCGGCGAGGAGCCGCTTTACCAGCAGCTGGCGAACGAGCTGCGCAGACAGGTCTTTGCGAAGGAGCTCCCGCCGGGGCAACGGCTACCTAGCGAGCCGGAGCTGGCTGAGCAGTACGAGGTCGCCCGCAACACCGTGCGCCTGGCCCTCGGACTGCTGCGTAGCGAGGGCCTTGTCTACACGGGCCGCGGCCGAGGGACCTTCGTAGCGGAGAACCCGGCGGCGGCTCCCCTGCGGCAGATGGCCTCCCGCACGCACGCCCGGAGCCGGCGGGAGGACACGACGCAGGACACGTTCGTCACGGACCTGGCGGAGATGGGCCGCGACGGCCGAATGGAGATCCGGGTCGAGCGGATGCCCGCCCCTGACGAGATCGCCTCCCGGCTCGGCTTGGCCGACGACGAGGAGGCTATCTGCCGACATCGGGTGCAGTACGTCGACGATCGCCCCAGCGCTCTCGCCGACACCTGGTATCCCGAACGCCTCGTGAGGGGCAGTGAGATCGTCGACGCCGAGGACGTAGCTCGAGGGACGAACCGGGTGCTCGCCGAGCTCGGTCACGAGGTCGTCCGGCGGACCGATGAGATCAGCGGCCGGATGCCGACACCCGTCGAAGCGCAGGCGCTTCAGATCGCCGGCGGCGTCCCCGTCCTGACGGCACTCCGGACGGGGTTCGACGCGGCCGACCAACCCGTAGCGGTCTATGTGTCGATCCTCCCCACAGACCGCCACGTGGTGGTCTACGACGTCCGCTGTGACGTCTGAGGAGTGCTGGCGGGCAGGCGCTCTGAAGATCCGCCAGGCGTCCAGCCGGGACCTGGCGACGGTGCAGAGCATCCTGTCGGAAGCCTCAGCCTGGCTGGCCTCCAAGGGGATCGAGCAGTGGCCGGACGGAGGCTTCCCCGAAGAACAGACTGCCAGGCGTATTTGGCAGGGGAGCGTGTTCCTGGCACTCGTCGACGGTGAGCCCGTGGCGACGATCACCCTCGACGCATGGGCTGATCCCGAATTCTGGGATGCCCCTGATGATGCCGGTTACGTGCACCGCCTCGCGGTCAGGCGCCGTTGGGCTGGCCGGGGGATCGGCGAAGCGCTGCTCGACTGGGCGGGACGCCGCATCGCTAAGTCTGGCGGCCATTGGCTTCGCCTTGACTGTATGAGGGAGAATCGCTCGCTGCATGACTATTACCGGCGCCTGGGGTTTGAGCACGTCCGAGACATCGAACTCGGGCACAGGATATCCGGGAGCCTGTTTCAGCGGCCGGTTCGGTAGGGTTCACGTATGAAGAACTGCCGCTCACCTAGAGCGTCGATCCTCCTCCAAGCACTGGCGGCAGTAGCCCTCAGCGCCTGCGGCCATCCGCAACCGGCAGCCTCGTCATCGCCTGCCATCTCGGCCGACTTTGCCAACCGCTCGATCTGCCTGGCCTACCGGGGAGACCCCAAGCCGACCAGTCAGACTCTGATCCGGGCGCAGGGCGACTACGGAGCATTCGCCTCGCCTACTCTTGAGGACGCCGTCCGGGCCTTCCTGGCGGCCCACGAGCCGAACTACGTGGACATGAACAAACCAGGCGTCTTCGGGTCTTATTCGGCCGCCGTGGGGAGGATGGTCAGCACCTGCACCGCCCTCACCGGCTCCTGACCCGGGAGGTCAGGGCTGAAGGATCTTGTTGAGGGCGGTGTCGAGGCGGGCACGGCGGCCCTCTTCGGACCAGTATCCTCCGCCGTCCTCGAGCATCGAGCCTGTGGGCCGCTGGGGCGGCTGTACGGCCGGGACAAGGTCTTTCCCGGCGTGATCGGGGCAGTGGTCCCGGGACGGGTGCTGATGTACCCAGCCATGATCTGCCGCCCAGCGCCGGGCCTCCAGGCGATCGACGTGATCCGGCGTCCTCGTTCCACAGGTCGGGTGGTCGCAGCAGATCCAGACGTGTTCCTCGACGCTCACTGGCCGAACGCCTCGCAGATCCGGCTCGTGTTCGGCCAGAGCAGGTGGCGCACCGCCGGCCCCCGGTCGAAGTCCTCAGTAGCCTTGGCATCCTGGATGGCTGGGGGCGCAAGCTCGGCCCTCGCGTAGCCGTCGTAGCCGGCCCACGTGGCGGGCTGGTACTGGTAGGCGCCGCCGTCGCCGTAGGGGCTCACGGCCCGGTAGTCGCCGTTGCTCTCCATGGGGCGACCCTGCCAGGGGCCTCGGATGCACTGGGGGCCGGGGGCGATTGCCGGCGCTGGGGGCGGGGGCGGGGATACGACCGGCGCGGTCAGGACGGCGATCGCGGTCGTGATGAGGGCCACGATGTTCGCCATCAGGCGGGCCGGTCGATGGGCTTGAGGTCGGCCATCAGGCCGCGGCAGCGGGTGCAGAGCTGGTACGTGAGGCGGCCGACCTGCATCGGTTCCAGGCGCTCGGGGAGCACCTTGTTGCGGCTTCGGGAGCCTTCCTGGATGCCGCAGCGATCGCAGGTCGGGGGCTTTGGCTTGGGGGTGCGTGTCTTCGCCTTGGCACTCATGCCGGCACCTCTTCCGGGCCGAAGAGCGAGCCCTGGGCTTTGGCGAGGACAGCCCGCTCGAGGTGCTTCACGGCCTGCTCAGCGTAGGCCCGTTTGAGTTCCACGCCGAGGAATCGCCGGCCGGTCTCGATGGCCACGGCTCCCGTCGAGCCGATACCGGCGAAGGGGTCGAAGACGAAATCCCCGGGGTTGCTCCATAGGTAGATGCAGCGCTCGATGACGTCGAGCTGGAGGGGGCAGATGTGCTTTTCGTCCTGCTCGCTGCGGGCGTCGCGGAAGGCCAGGACCCGGGGCTGCCTCACGTCAAACCACACGGGTGAGGCGTAGCGCTGCCAGAGCTGAATCGACCAGTCCCTGTCGCTGTCCCAGGCCTCGGGCGGGTTCTCACCGATGTACTGGCCGGGCACGGGAGGGTGCTGGATCTGGCGATCGGGGAAGCCCTCCTTCCAGGCGCCGAACACGAGGACGAAGTCCGCCATGCCCTGGCGGCAGACCTCTCCGCGCTCGGCGAAATTCTTGTGCAGGAGGCCGTGGTTCTTCGTCCGCTGCATCTCCGTGACGGGGTCCTTCCAGATCGTGATGCGGCTGTGGAACGTCCAGCCGGCGTCGGTGAAGGTCCGCACGAGGTCCCCGGGGAAGTCATAGAGGCCCGCGGCGCCGTCCCGGTTGCGGTAAAGCGGCAGGTCCTTGCAGTGGACGCAGCAGAGGCGGCCGGGCTGGGTGATGCGGTAGAGCTCGGGGGCCAGCCAGGCGAGGTGCTGAAAGAACTCATCGTGGTCGGCGCTGTTGCCCATGTCGGCAACCGAATCGGAGTAGATGTAGAGGTTCGAGAAAGGTGGGGAGAAGACGCTGAGGCCGACCGAGTTGTCCGGGATATCCCTGGTGACGGCGACGCAATCGCCGAGGTGGAGCTGCCAGTCCTCACCCTGAAAGAAGTCCTCGTCGACGTCGCTGAGCAAGCGGCCGTCCTTGCGGGTGGCCAGGCCGAACTCCCGGGTGGCCTTGACCATCGCAGCCACCATCACGTCGAACTCGACTTGCTTGGCCTCGACGGCGGAGACGATGCCCTGGTCGGACTCGGCGCTGATGAGATGCACCGTGACGGGCTTGGTCTGCCCGTAGCGCCACGAGCGGCGGATGGCCTGGTAGAGCTTCTCGAACGAATAGGTGAGCCCGACGAACACCACGTCCGAGCAGTGCTGCCAGTTGAGTCCGAAGCCGGCGATGCTGGGCTTGGTCACGATGACCCGGGCGTCGCCGTCGCTGAAGGCATCGAGCTTGCGCTCCTTCGCCTCGATCGACTCGCTGCCCCGGACCTCGACGGCGTAGGGCATCATCTTGGCGAGCATGTCAGCCTCGTGGTTCGTCTCGCACCACACGGTCCACGTGTCGGGCTTAGTCGCCACGATCTCCACGGCCCTGGTGCAGCGATCCTTGGCTGTTTCCTTCTTGTCAGCCCACATCTGCGTGGCGGAGGGCGCCGCGTCGCCGAGGAAGAGCTGGCCCCGCTCGTGGGCCCGGTTGGGATCTGCGATCAGGTGCCCCTCGATGCGCAGGGGGGGCAGGGCGAATCCGCCGTCCTCGTAGTCGCCGAGGTCCGAGGGCTTCTCAGCACACACTGCCCAGCTCGAGACCCAGCGCCAGAAGTCCCGCTCACCATGGGCCTTGAGGCGGTAGTTCCCGGCCTTCATGGAGTCGTTGATGAACCACCGGGCAAGCATCTCGTTCGAGGCCATGACCCCCAGGAAGTCGGCGTGGTTGCCCAACTCCATGTGATCGTTGGGGGCCGGCGTGGCGGTGCAGGCGAGGCGGTAAGGCGTCCCGGCGAAGGCCTCCAACAGCGCCCGCTTCGTCTTCCCGGTGAACGACTTGAGGATGCTCGACTCGTCCAGCACGACGCCGGTCCAGGCGGCCGGGTCGAAGTCGGCGAGGCACTCGTAGTTCGTAATGACGATCGGCGCTCCGCCAGCGGCTTCGTAGTCGGCCTGGCTCCGGTGATACTCGACCTCGATGCCGAGCTTGGCTGCCTCCCGGATCGTCTGGTGAGCGACGGCGAGGGGGGCCAGGATCAGAACCCGCTCGCCAGTTTCCTCCACGATGCGGTGCGCCCACTCGACCTGGATCCAGGTCTTCCCCATGCCGCATGCGAGGAATACAGCAGCCCGGCCGCGCTGCAGCGCCCAGGCGGTGACCTCCCGCTGCCAGTCGAAAAGCAGGGGATTCAGATCGTCCGCCGTGGCCTGGATACCGAAGGTGTCGGCCGCTACCAGCTTGGCGGCCAGGAAGTCCTCGTAGCTCGGGTCACTCCCCACTGGCCAGCCTCCTATCCTCGACGTCGACCTTGCGGCGTGACGAGCCTCGTCCGTAGCGCAGGCCCTCGGCTGCGGTGATGCGTTCGATCGTTCGCTTGGAACAGTTCGCTGCCTCGGCCATGTCGTCGAGGGTGGCGCCGACCTGCCACATGGCGAGCACCAGTCGCCGTCTGGCTTCTCCGCGGTCGAATCCGCTGGACTGCGGTTGTGGGCTCAGGCAGAGTTGCCTCGGCTCGTCCAGCGTTGTCACCGAAGGCGTCCTGGTAGAACGTTCCAGGCGCCGCTGCCAGGCCCTGGTGTGCGCTCGCTCTTCGGCCACCAGAGCGTCGAACCGCTCCCGGTTCTCTTCGATCAGGCGGGAGATAGCCCGACCTCGGGTTCGGGTCCGCATCTGGTGGGCCGCGCCGGAGGGGGTCATGAAGCACCGTCGCAATCCCCGTGGCAGTTCCGGTAGGTGCCGTCCTCGATGTCTTCCAGGAGCTCGGCCCAGTGCCGGACGACGTTCGACGGGAGAGGGCCGCTCCAACCCCAGAGGGCCTGCGTCAGTTGCTCGACCAGCTCGAGGGCCGACGGTGCGTCGGGGTCTTCTTTCGACCAGCGGGCCGGGATCGTCCGCTCGGGGATGCTCACGCCGTCCGACCACCATGCCGGGATGCTCTGCTCTGGCGCGCTCATGCCGAGGCCTCGAAGAGTGAGTCCTGCGCTGTGGCCGGGGGTGCCACGAGCGAGGGCAGGGAGACGCCTGCGGCGAGGGCCAACGGCAGGCAGAGCAGGTGCACCCGACGGAGACGAGGGCGGCGGCGGCCGTGGAGCACGACAACGGTCAGCGAGTCGGCCCTGAATGCGTTGTTGAACCCGGCGTGGTGGCCGTTCTGCGGCTGAGTGTCGTCGGGGCAGAAGGCACAGCCGTGCCACCAGACGGGATCCCTCCTGGGGGCGGTCACAGCCGGCCGCCCTCACCCGGAAACGGGCCGACAGGTAGCCGCTGCTCCCACCAGGTCTCGCATCCGCAGGCCGGGCAGGGTCCGAGTTTGGGCACCTCGGATTTGGCCTTGGGTACGGCTGCCAGCGTGCCGCACCAGGAGCACTGGTGGACCTGGGAGTGGTCAGCCAGGATCGCCGGAGTGGGCGTGAGCACCCCAGCAGCGAAGAGAGACCCCGTGGCCTCCGGACCCTTCACGGCGCTACCAGCCGTTCCTGGGTGCGCTGCTGGCCCTCGACCTGGCGCCGGTGGGCGATGCGCCACCAGGCGATCGTGGCGTCGTTCGCGGCGAGGAAGTCTGCCAGGAGCTTCTGGTCATCGACGGCCCAGTAGTGCGCCCGGTCCACGAGGTGCTCCCGCAGCTCCTCGTCGTTGACGAAGTCCCGGAGGTAGTGCTCGTAGCGCCGGAGGTTGTAGACCTCCCGGACCTCCGAGTCACTGAGCCGGGTGTGGCCGTCCTCGGCGACGGTGGGTAGGCCCGGGCACTCCTTCGGCCGCTTGCAGGCCGGGCAGTCGAACGTCATGCCCCGGGCTCGCTCGGCATCGCGGGGGCCGCCGCGCTGCATCTCCTGGTCACGCTGGCTCGGCATTGGCACTCCTTCCCGCCTCGATGTCGGCGATGACGTGGGCGAGGGTGGCCGGCTGTTTTTTCTCGTCGGCGATCACCCGTATCCCGGCCTCAACTAGCTCCAACGGTTTCTCGGCTAGCAGACGCTTTGCTTGATTTCCAAGCTGGCCACGCCACGCCTGCGTAGGTTCGTAGCCGCAGGATTTGCATTGGTTGAAGTAATAGGTAACTAAAGCTTTTGAAGGGTCAGCCGACGACGAAGGAGGAGTGCTGCCCCCGGAGGGGCTTCCGGAACTTTCTCGAACACTCTCGACGCTCCCCTCGGAGAGCTTCCCTTCCCTTCCCTTCCCTTCCACATCGAATCCTCTCGACGCCTCTCGAAAGCTCTCGACGGATCGCGCTATATCGCTTGCCTTTGGCTTATCAACGCGCTGGTGCACATCCCACTTGCGGACGTGCAGAGCGTCCCTTCCTGCGCCCGTTGGGAAAGTCTCCAAAAGCCCCGACATGAGCAGTCGGGCTATGCCGGACGGCACGTCGATGTTCGGATCGGCCGGAAACACGTCTCGGTGGATCTGCTCGGTGTCATCCCAGAGCCACCCGAAGTCGTCGGCAAAGTTCCATATCCCGATGAAGAGAAGCCTCGTTTCCACCGGCAATTTCACCACCTTGGCGTCGTTCCAAAAGGAGGGCTTGATCGTGCGAATGCGGGACATAAAGCGGTGAGGACCTACGACTCTGCTGCGAGCTGGTAGTCACGGCCCTCGGCGAACACCCGGGAGCCGTCGGGGTAGCGCCAGGTCGAGGCGATCGCCCCTTGGCAGGTCCGCAGGGCCGGGGCCACGCGGAGCATGTAGCTCTTGCGGTGGCCGTCGGGCTCCGGGGTCGAGTTCGTCACCTCGACCATCACCAGGTCCTCGTCGCCGGGGATCACCACTCGGTGCAGCCGGCGAGGGAAGCCAAGGGCGTCTGTGTCCTCGTCGACCAGAGCGGCGCCAGCCGCTCGCAGGAACCTCTCCTGTCCGTGCCGCTCGATCATCACCCGCCGGACCTCGGCGTTTGGCTCGCCCAGGATCCGCTCCGCCGTCAGCGTCTCGGGGGCCTCCACGACCTCCTGCGGCAGACGTACGCCATGGATAGCCCAGAGCCCGTATCCGTCCCGGTAGGCCACCGCCGGGCCATCTGTGCGGTGCAGCCGCCCCTGCACGTCCCTGGCCACCACAGAGGGCCGATCCGTGAGGATGACGAAGCCCTCGTAGGGCCACCACCATCCGCCGCCGGCCAGCATCCGCAATCCGCCGAGCCCCGACTCCTGCTGAGGCTGGTACTTCACCCCGATCCGACGGCCGAACTCGAGCCAAGCAACCCAGTTGATGTCGTGCTGCCCGTAAAGTCCTGCATAGAGCTGCCCCCTGAGCTGCCCCCCGAGCTGCCCCCTGAGCTGCCCCCCGAGCTGCCCCCCGAGCTGCCCCCAGAGCTGCTCCCTGAGCTGCTCCCTGAGCTGCCCCCCGAGCTGCCCTCAGAGCTGCTCCCCGAGCTGCCCCCCGAGCTGCCCCCTGAGCTGCCCCCTGAGCT